ATGAAGATTTTGTCGCCACCAGCCCGAACCAGCCTGAACCAGCGGTAACTGGCCACGATCAGCCGAGACTGGAAACGATCGTTCCTGACCATGCCGGTTCACTAGCTGGACTTGTGGGGGACATGGCTAAGAAGGTGTTGCAGATTGATTTGATGCCTTGGCAAATACATGCTCTTGAAGGGATGCTGGCGGTTGACGCTGATGACAAGTTTGTGCATCGCTCGAGTCTTGTTTCGGTTGCACGTCAGAACGGTAAGACCACAATCATTCAGGCGCTTATCCTGTTTTGGCTTGTGGAGATGCCAAAGATACGTGGCGGTAAACAGACCGTGGTATCTGGCGCGCACAGATTGGATTTGGCTTGCTTGTTGTTTGATGATCTTGCCCCAATCCTTGAGGAGTACTACGGCGCCAAGATTGTGAAGTCTTACGGTCGTTATCAGGCCACGATGCCAGACGGCAGCAAGTGGTGGGTCAAAGCATTAAAGCCAAACCAAGGTCACGGTATGAGCATTGACCTAGTGATCGTGGACGAATTGTTTGACGTCAACCCTGACTCTGTTGAAGGCGGACTCTTGCCGGCACAGCGCGCTCGCAAAAACCCGTTGGCCTGTTTCTTCTCCACAGCTGGCACCGAAGAATCGGTCTTGTTTCAGCGTTGGCGTGAGGCAGGCATTCGAGCGATTGACAAGGGTGAGCCGTCAACGATGTATATGGCTGAATGGTCACCTGACCCGAGTCTTGACCCGTTGCATCCTGCGTCATGGGCGTGGGGTAATCCTGCGCTTGGTTACACGTTGGACATGGACACAATTAGGCAGGAATCCACCAACCCCGATCGCGCGAGTTTCTTAAGAGCCAGCCTAAATTTATGGGTATCGGTAGTGCGTGGCTGGATTTTGCCGGGCAGGTGGCCACAACTTGAATACCACGGTGAGATACCTAGCGGTGGCGTGGTAGCCATCGAATCATCGTTGGATGACTCCCGATACAGCGCGACCAGATGCGTCAACCTGCCGGACGGTCGGGTGCTTGTCACCGTGGCGTTTATCGCCGAGTCAATTACAGAGCTGTGGGACAACGTGCAAGAACTAGCCAAAGACCCCACGATCAGGTTTGCCTTGTCGCCAACCGTGGACGCCACATGCCCACCAAACATCGAGCGCCGCCGAGTCGTCGTGGGCTATGCAGAACTTGGACGGTTTACACCGCTTGCCAAAAACATGATTGCCGAAGCGCGACTACTGCACACAGGAGAAAAACTGCTTGCCGAACACGTTCAGCGCGCCGTTGCCGTTCGCACCGACAACACGATCGTGCTCTCGAGCAAGCGATCACCTGGGCCAATTGAGTTAGCGCGAACAATGGTCTGGGGAATCGGCATGTGTGCCCGACCAGTCAACAGCGGAAAGCCCATGCTTGTCGCAGTAAATAACTAAGATGATCGCGGCGACCGCGCACCTTGCCTTTTGTCGGAATCGGATAAGTCATGCGCGGTTGCCACTTATATGACAAAGTAGGACTATGGCCATCTTTAACAAAACACGCAAAGCAGCGATAAGCCCAGCGCCCATTGTGGCAGCTGCCGTTGCTGGCGGTTACACAAGTAACGCTGCCGGCGTAAGCATGATCGGCCAGTATTACAGTTACCAAGAAGGCGAAGCGCGCAACCGCGCTATCAGCGTTCCAACGATCAACCGCGCTCGAGATTTGATGGCATCGGTTATCGGCTCAATGCCGTTGAAGATGTACAACGAAATGTGGAACGGCGATGACATGGAAAAGGTGTACATTGCGCCGCGCTCATGGTTGCGCCGACCAGACCCAACCGTGCCATATCAGTTCATCATGTCTTGGACGCTTGATGACTTGATGATGTTCGGTCGCGCGTTTTGGTACATCACGTCACGCACCGCTGACGGTTATCCTGCGACCTATTCGAGGCTACCTGCCGGCTCAATCACCACGACCGACATGGTTGGCCCAGTCTGGTTTGCACCGTCCAAAGAAGTGTATTTCAACGGTGGAATGCTTGACCCAGCAAACCTTGTGCAATTCCTGTCACCAGCGCAAGGCATGATCTATTCGGCACCAGGCGCAATTGAAACCGCGCTCAAACTTGAAGCAGCGCGCAACCGCAACGCATCATCAAGTATCCCTGCTGGTGTACTTAAGCAAACAGGTGGCGAACCACTTAGCGCGCAAGAATTAGCAGACCTAGCATCAGCGTTTAATGCAGCGCGATCAACCAATCAGACTGCTGCACTTAACGAGTATTTGACATACACGGAAACAAACAGCACGCCTGACAAGATGCTATTGATTGAAGCATCGCAATATCAGGCGCTTGAGATGTCACGTTTGGCAAATGTTCCGCCGTATTTGGTGGGCGTTGCTACTGGCGCTTACTCGTACCAGTCATCACAACAGGCGCGCGCAGACCTGTACTTGTTTGGCGTGAAACTGTATGCCGATGCGATCGCCAGCGCGCTGTCAATGGACAACGTGCTACCGCGCGGAACCTATGTCGAGTTTGATGCTGATGAATATTTAGAAGAAAACTTTATGGCCGATCGCATGGATGATGAAGAAGTAGTTGTAAGAGAAAACACCCAAGAGGAGTTAGCACGATGATTAAGTTAATTGCAGGAGATTTCACGCTTGACGCCGCCAAAGGTGACGCGCCACGACGCACGATCAGCGGAGTAGCAGTCCCGTACAACGTGCCGGCAACGGTCTCGGACGGTACAGCTGTGATTTTCCGTCCAGGTTCATTGCCAGTTGAAGGCAAAGCACCACGCCTGTTTATGTACCACGATGCCTCTATGCCAGTAGGCGTAGTTACCGAGCGCGCAGAAACTGAAGAAGGCATGATGTTTAGCGCCAAGATCAGCGCCACCAGCCTCGGAAACGATGCTCTAGTTATGGCACAGGACGGCACCATTGACCAAGTCTCGGTGGGCGTAAATCCGACCAAGTTCTCGTACGACGAAGAAGGAACAATGATTATTGAGTCAGCCGACTGGATGGAATTGTCCCTAGTTCCGATCGGCGCGTTTGGCGATGCAGCCAACATCACCAAAGTCGCTGCGAGTATCCACCAAGAGCCCGAAGAAGTAGTGTTAAATGAAGAAGTAACCCCAGTAGAGGAGAAACAAGAAATGTCCGAAATCAACGAAACCGCAGTCGAGGCAACCATCCCTACTGCACCAATTTTTGCACAAGCAAAGCGCAAATTTGATTTGCCAACACCGGGCGAGTATCTCGCTGCGATGCACATTGGCGGCGAAACTTTCCGCAACGTGGCAGCAGCCGCACGCGAGTTTGCAATCTCAAAGCAGTCAGCACTTCAAGCAGCTGCTGGCGACGTGCTCACAACTGACACACCTGGTCTTTTGCCAGTTCCAGTTCTTGGGCCAGTATTTGATGACTTGAACTACATCCGTCCAGTAGTCACGGCAGTTGGCGCTCGCGCAATGCCAGACGGTGGACAATCAAAGACATGGATTCGCCCAACTTGGACGACCCACACCTCGGTAGGTTCACAGTCACCTGAACTTTCTGGTGTATCAGCAACCACGCCAGTTATCGCATCAAACGTTGTTACAAAAACCACGCTTGCAGGCCAAGTGACTTTGTCAGTACAAGACATCGATTTCACTAGTCCCGCCGCGATGGAAATCATTTTGCGTGACCTCGCCGGGCAATATATGTTGCAATCGGACGCAGTCGCATGTAACGCAATTCTTGCTGGTGACACCGCATCAGGTTCAACCTGGACAGTTACAGCTGACAACCCAACATCGCTGATCGCAGCGTTGTACGACGCAGCAACCGACATCCTCACCGCAACCAACTTCCTACCTGACCATATTTTCGTCAGTCCAGACGTCTGGAAAAAAATGGGAAGTCAGTTGGACGCAGACAAGCGACCAATTTTTCCGTACACGGGCGCAGCAGGACTCATGGGCGTCAACGGACTTGGCACAGGCGGCGTAACACAAATGAACACGTTTAACCCATTGGGTTTGAACTTGGTTGTTGACCGCGCATTTGCCGACAACACCATGGTCGTAGCTCGTGGATCTGCAATAGAATTCTATGAGCAGGTTCGTGGAATTATGTCGGTAGAAGTACCTGCAACCTTGGGTCGCACATTCTCCTACTACGGTTACGTCTCAACCTTTATCGCAGACGGCGATCAGGTTAAGTCAATCGCAATCGCTTAGTCGAGAGCGGAATAACCGCTCATGGCTACATACACAGTTACCAACAAGTACCTGATTGATGACTTTGCCGTACTGCAACTCCTGACCCCCAGCGAGATTGCAGTCGGCCAGTCAATCACGGTCGCAGGCGTTGACGCCACGTTTAACGGCTCAAATCTTGTCGTGCGCGCATTGCCTCAATATTTGTTTATTGGCGTTGACACCGAAGGCGATTTGCTTTACGACTACCAGATGCCAATCGCCGATCAGGTGCTTTACGCCAAGACCGCAAGCAATGTTGAGCGCACCGCAGCGTCTGGAACCGTGTCCTACGACCCTGTTTGCACGTGGGTGTCAACTAGCCAAGTGGCAACATACTTGGGCATAAACATTCCAAACCCATCAGACGATTTCACGTTGCTCACGCAATCGGTGTCGGCTGGCAACCAGTTCTGTTATCGCAGGCGTCAGGAATCGGGCTATATCGACTCCCTAACGACCTCACCAGGCGGTGACGCAACTTTGGGCACTTTGATGTATTGCGCCGCTCTGTGGCGCTCTAGAGGGTCAATAGAGGCAACCTACGCCACGTTTGACGGCATGGGTACGGCACCACAGCAAAGCCTGACCCCGATCGTTAAGCAGCTCTTAGGTATTCCTCGTCCAGCGGTTGCCTAATGGCTTATACCGACCTGTTT